GTTATACCATTAGATGCTGTATAAGTTCCGCCACCACTACTCTGCACTAAATTCCACGTCCCCGTACCGTCCTTAACAACTACTACAGACCCGTTAGCCTTTAACGTATCCATCTTAGCTGTTGATTTTCCAGCCTTGTAAATAAATTGTCCCTGCGCTGTAGCTCCTAGAGCCAGCATGACTGCTATAACTGCTATCTTCATTATTGTTCAATTAGTGCTATGTAACCAAAATTACCCGCCGAACCGGGTGTTATTACAAACCCGTCTTCGTCCTGTGAGACTACTTCAATGCCTAATCCGGCGTAGTCTATAATCTGAAGCGCATAATTAGCAACGAACTGCGAACTAAACGCAATAACCTGATTTGCTGCGTCTGTTGCTACTACGGATAACCGCGAACGACACAAGGCTGATGCTGTTATCTGTCCCGTCTCAAGGGCCTGAACCCTTGTGTAAAGTTCGTTGAAGTTGTTAATTGCCTTTCCGAAAGCAACCCTTAGTTTGTCCCCGCTGCCATCATTGGGCGCGGTACCGATGTTTATGTTTTGTTTAGCCATTTAGCGATAAGTTTACGATTTGATTATAGTTAACCTGCATCTCAAGTGCTACTCCCGTCATATTAGAGCTAAACACGTGAAACATAGGGGTAATTTTGTACTTTTGATTTGTTGCAGGGCGTACGGGTAAGAGCTGGTAAATTTGTACTGCGATCCTGTCAGCCATTTCCTCGCAGTTTTCAACGAGGGCCTGAGATTGTTCGTCTGTGTTGTCCGTAGAATCAACGTCCAAGACCGAAATCAGAACTTTCGTGTCCTTAGTAACGTTATCATTTTTGTGTATTTCTGCCTGTTTTGGTAGTTCGTTATCAATGATGATAAGCGGTAATTGTGCCTCGTTAGATAGGTAAGAGGTAATCCCCGCTTGAAATTTTGAGGAAAGAACCTGCAATGAATCAGGATACAGGTTCGTAATTATAGTTTTAATGTCGGTTAGTAGACTCAAAGCCTTTATTTAGTTTTTTTGTTGATTAGTTTCAAATAATTGCGTTCAAAATTAGTTTTTTCTAAATTAGAAAGCAAGATTTTTGTGCAAAATCCGTCATCGCTTTCCAATATTTTTTCGTAGTCGCATTTTAAAAGGTCGCAAAGCGTCTGTAATTCTAAGTAACAGGAATACGAATTAAGTTTTTCAACGCCTGCACTTTTTTTCGTATCGCTGTCAGGATCGAAAAGAGTAACTTCTTTAAACTTTGCCCCGCGAATCTGTTGCCATTGCTGTAATTCCTGAAGAAAAAAAAACCAGCAGGCAAAATTAGAGCGAATGGACGTGTTAAGTAATCATCATACAACGCTTGCACCTCGTCACTGTTATTGCTGTGTGCCTGACTGACAGCAAGACAGTAGATTAGCAATTCCATGCCTGTCAAATTGCTCGTTTCAATCTGATGCCTTTGTCCGACCGTTTCAATAAGTGCCTTGTAATCCGGCCACTTTGGTTTAGGTAGCTTTGTAATGTCAGGAGCGACACCCAAGGCGCGTTCAATTCTCTTATCTGTTACAGCAAAGAAGCAAGTGTCTAATGATAAGCCTGTTTGCCAGCTAATATACTTCACCAGGTCACACGCTTCTATTTTTGAAAGCTCTATAAACTCAGCTGTTGTGAGCTCGGGGATGCTTTTTATTTTGTAGGATTTATTTGAGATGCGGATTGGGATCATAACGCACGGGCTTTAGTTGTACCTACTTCAGTCTTAAACACACACATAGTAAGCAATTCAGGATATGTGATTTGCTTTTTACCCATTTTTTTAGCCTGTCTATTGTAAGCGTCATGGCTCAATTTATCGATTAGCGTATATTTTCGCTTACCAAAATTTACAACAGGGACAACAAATGTTTGCTTGCCTGTCATTTTGTAGTGTTGTTTTGCTTTCTTAATGTAAAGCCAAAGGATTATTTTTTTTACAAGTTTTTTCATGTTGCTTAGTTTTTTAGTTTTTGTTTTCGGGCTGGCCTGCCCGGTTTATTTTTTTTTTTATTTTAAGAACAAGCCCCTTCAGTAGCCTGTAAATTATGATACCGATTATAAGCCCTGCTAAAGTTTGTAAGTTTTCCATTTTATAAAGGTTTAATCATTTTCCTGTAAAATCTTGCCCCATATCTAACCCCGTCAATTATATGATTATTAGAGTCTTCCGGCACATTTAAGTATTTGCCTGTGATAGGGTCTTGTACCCGCTTGTAATTGCTGAATTCTTTTATAGCGTTCGCGGAATCTTTATGCACAAAGATACTAAATTCCTGTAATCTTTCGATACCGTCGACTATACTTCCTTCTCCTTTTGTCGATCCCAAAGCCGTAATCCCCGCCTGTTGCAATTCAAATATCTTATCTTTACGCGCAGAATCACATATTACCATTTCACCCTCATTTAAAACTGAATGCAAGTACGCGATTAGTTTAGAGTTCAATATTTGCGGCTGGTATATATGCTCCTTAATGTAAAGTCTGTTCTGCTTTCCATCGAAGTTTAATTCTGTAACTGTTGTGGGGTCAAGTCCTCCCCAATCAATTACAAACATCCGGTATAAATCGCAGTCCGGTAGTTCGGTATATTCGAGCCAGTTTTGGAAAATCACGCCCTCTAAAGTTCCACGTTTGCCAAGGCCGTACACCTGCCAGTAATTCCACCAGTAACCTTTCTTCCCGCTCGCTTCTTCAAGTAGCGCTTTGCGTCTCGCTTCCTTTAGCTCCGTAAGTTGTCCAGGTGTAAGGTTCTGTATGTTGTCGTAAAAAGTAGAAGTTATTAAAGCCACGTCTGATCTACCTTGCAGCTCTGATTCAAACCAAAAGTCCTCGCTAGGGTTCCAATCCAGAAAAATAGTCTCTGTAGTTCGCTGTATCAGTTGATGTACAATCGACCATGGCATTTTGTTTGCCTCGTTTATAAACAGAATGTCACGGGCTGAACCTAGGGCCTTGCCTGGTTTGTCGAACCCTATAAATTCATGTAGTACCTTGCCAATGTGGTACTGACGCGGGGCAATGGTGCGTATCTTGTCTAAGTTGCAGCCCTCTTCAGCAAGTATGTTTTCGAAATCTCGTATAGCTCCGCCGTACAAATGTGGGTAACTATGTGATACGGTTGAAATTACACGCGGTTTTTTGGAATTGTTTTGAATTAAGTACAGCAATTGGAGTTCGCTGAAGGTCTTGCTGCTACGCGTCCCGCCCTTGTTGGCGATTATACGCGCGCCTGAATTGTACGCGGCTAATGTCTCACTGAATACGCGGGTTGTAATCATCTAAATTTAGGTGGGTTTGAAACAGTCCAACCTGGCATATACGGTTCAAGCTTCTGAACTGGTTTGGCATAGTAGTAAACAGCGTATGCAGCCAGAACAAAAACAAAAACAAAAATTACTCGTTCTCTAATCTTTTTTCGCATATAAATAAAATTAGTGCGATCATCGGTGCAGCTTATAATCAATAATCACAAACACCGTAACGACTACGGTTATAAAGGCTGCAATAAAGTAAAGTGCTATCATAAGTTATGGTTAGTGCTCGGTTGCGCGGTTATTCTTTATCAAATTTATCCTTCATTTCCTGTATTGCCGCCTCTGTTTCAGCATCAGAAACGATTATTTTGTTAGTCACGCTTCCTTTAGTTGTCACTGTCGTTTCGTCTTTTTCTCCTAATTGTTTCATTCTCCAAATAGCGGGAGCGGCGGGACAGGCCGAAACTCGATCTAAAGCAAGCCGATTAACGCGTGACACTATTACGTCGTGAATATCCTGCTTTATAGTTTGCAAAACTTCGTGATTATTAGACAGATAGTAAAATGTTCGGCTCGGTATTCCGCTTTCAATTATTGCGTCCTGGAGGCATAAACAAGTGTCATTTTTTTGTGCAAATTTTAGCGCATCAATAAAGCGTGGCTGTGCATTTTCTTCTGTCCATTCCTGCGCGTATTTATTTTCGTTAGATGCTGCCATAATTTTCGTGGTTAGTGGTTACAAAGATAACCAAAATATTGCAATTAGCAAAATTAAAAAGGGCAATTTGGATCAGTTGGCGCAGGCTTATCGGTAACCGTCGTAAATTCACCGATGCCTTTCCATATACAGTATTTTCTAAGGTTAGTGGCATTTTTAAGAACTTGGATGTTTCGGATCGTATACCCTTTAGTTTCGTCAATCCTATCTATGTGATAGCTAGTTGCGTGTTTGCCTTTCCCTTGCATATAATCAGTTTTCACGCAAAATTTTTCGAACTGGACTAACGTTAAGGTAAATTTTTTACCCCTGCGTTTGGCGTTATTTTTAAGGTTCAGGTATGCGGCGTGAATCGGATTGGCTGCGCGCCATGATCGAAGTTGTTGTTTTTTGGTCATTGCGAAATTTTAAGGGGCGCTAAGTAAGCCGCCCCGGTTAAGATCAAAAGGGGAGGTCTTCAGCTGTAGCAGCTACAGGCGCAGGCTTTCCGTCGTCTTGTCCCTGCGAAAAGTCCTTAAAGTTGCCTAAAATTGGGAGTTTAGTTTCTTTGCGCTGCTCGTCTGTCAGTGACTTATATTCTTCACTTGCCAGCTTTTGACCGATAAATCCGGCATTGCCGTACTTGTCTTTTTCTTCGTGAACTACAATGTTTATCGGTAATCCGAAGCGATTCTCCGCGAACTCGTTTAAATGGTTTTGCGTAATTGGAATCAGTAAACAGCGTACCCCCTTGGGAGTTGTGAAAATCGCTGTGGTCATTTTTGTGAGTTCAATCTCACCTGAATAGTTTTTTTTCATTTGAATTAAGTATTAAGTTTAAAGTGTAATTTGTTTAACAAGTTGTAAACGTTCGCATCGGCATTTACCGTCTGTGTTCCAAGGAACTATAAGCCCTGCCATATCTTCGAATAATAATAAGCATTCCCAAATCTGCTCAGCATCGGCATGATATTCCCGTATGTATTCCAAAGTACCAAAATTTACGCCACATCCGCATTCTACAGTAACAACAGGATTTGCAATTTCTTCTATAAATGAACCCTCTGAAATTACCCAGTGTGCCGGAATTGCGTAACATGTTTTACCGATCCCCTTGTAAACTACGAACCCTGTGTTATCATCATTCTTTTTAAAATTTCCCGAAAACCAAGCCCCAGCAGAAAATATATTTTTTGCGCCACTAAGGTCTGAACTACTAAGGTTTGCGCCACTAAGGTCTGAATTACTAAGGTCTGAATTACTAAGGTCTGCGTCGATAAGGTCTGCGCGTCTAAGGTTTGCGCCACTAAGGTTTGCGCCTCTAAGGTTTGCGCCTTGAACAATTGCTGTTAACACAGCATCTTTAACAGTTTCGCAATCAATTTCAATAATTAACGTTTCGTCTCTTTTTTTAAGTTGAATCATAATTTTAAGATTTAAGTATAAAGTTTGAAAGTGTCTATAAGCTTAGTAATAGTAGGGTTTTTCTTCTGTAGCTCCTGCACCTGAAAAAAAGCATCGGTATCAATTTCTAGTATCTTTAGAAAATTCGCAAGTTCCTGCGTAAGTTTGCAGGGCCTTAATCGTTCGCCGCTAATTGAGTCAATAACTTCGACTGAGCGAATGAATATTCCGTCTTCAGTTAATTCGATGTTAGTTAGTGCTAACCTAGTATGTTCTGACATAGGTATTTAAAATTAGTTAAGTTTCGAATAATATAGTATTGATAACCTGACTCCTGTATAGTGTTCTGCCAAGATTTCTGCGCAGGGCTTTGTTTGCCTGTTTCCGTCTTAAATTCAATAAATATAGCAATCCCGTCAACTAACATGCATGAGTCAGCAACCCCCGCAACAAGTCCTGTTGCTTTGTCACGTGCGCCAGTAATTTTGTTAGTTCCTTCATTTTTGATCTTAAAAAAAAGGCCGCGTAGGTGGGGGTAAGTGTTATGGAAGTAGATATAACACTCTTCTTGTAGACGAGCTTCTGATTGATCCATGTTGTTTAGTATTTATTTTTGCCGCCAAAGCCCCGGCACTCGAAAGATACCGGGGCAAAGTAACCCGCTGAACTTCGCGGGTAAACAGCGGGTTATTTTACATATATTTTGCGGGAACTATGGCCTTCGTCATTAGCTATACAATTTAAGTTAATGGCCTGTTTTCCTGAATTACGATAATCATATAAGGCATTTTCTATGCTTTCTTTTTTATCTTTAGCCGTAACATCTAAAGTATATGAATCACCATTTTTAAGTGAGAGAGTTACTCTGTATTTTTCGATTGTTTTCATTTTGCGAAGTTTTTGTTTGCCCGAAACCGGTCGAGCACCGTATTTGATTAATTATACGTCAAAGATAATAAAAAGTTACAATATATTGCACTTTATTTTTAAATATTTTGCAAATATTTTTCCGATTGAAATTTAGCCCAACCTGATTTATATCCTTTAAATCTTGCGTAGTCAATAAATTGCTGCTCTTCTGTGAACTTATGCAGCAAGTAGCCTATCTTGTAACCCTTAGCCAAGCGTATTTCTTCCATTTCTTCTACGGTTTCAGCTTCTGAGATTCGTTTCTCTATTTCGCCGTAGCTGAGTTCTGAAAGCTCCGCAAACACTCGTTCCTTCTCCGTTCTTTCCCAAACAAACCCGCAATATTCGCACTGTTTAACGTTAACACTTACTATTGCCCCGCACTGTGGGCAAAATTTAATTGGGAAAACGTCTTTTTTCTTAGATTTTTTCTTTGGCGGAGTTAAGGACCACTGGCGGTCAAGATGCCAGTAACCAAATCGCTGTACGTTCATTCCGAAATCTAGAATTGTGAATGTTCGCTTAGTCTCAGTCACACGCGAACCCCTGCCAATCATCTGCAAATAAAGCGGGAGGCTTGTTGTAGCCCTGTATAATACAATACACTCAATTCCCGGATGATCGTAACCCGTTGTTGTGATTGCACAGTTTGTAATTATTGCCCCCGCAGTACTCTCGAAAGCTGTCAGTACTGCGTCGCGTTCGGACGGTTGCATGGTCCCGTCTACGTGTAAGCAACCTAATTCGCTTGCTACTTGCTTCGAACTTGCAACAGACGGGCAAAATATCATTGTCTTTAAACCGGAAGCGTGTAATGATAAGTTCTCGCGCAATCCTTCGAAAACTTTAGTCTCTGAAAATACGCGCTCTTGATCCTTTTCATCAAATTCCCCTGCGCGCATCTTAACCTTGCTAAGGTCTACGGACACGCCAAAATATTTAGGCTTGCTTAAAAACCCGTCCTGAATAAGACTTGAAATGCTAGGCCCTTGAACTAAGCTTGTAAAATTATCGCATAGCTGTTTTTTTCCTACGCGAATCGGTGTAGCCGTAACCCCTACAATATAGCACTCAGGTTTAAAGTACGCGAAAATAGGATCAAACGCAGCAATATGCACTTCGTCTATGATGACCAGGTCTATGCTGCGTAGTAAAATTTGAAAGTCTAAACGTGCTGTGCAGCGTCGTTTCATTGTTTCAATCATAGCAACTAGAATTAAACCGTTTGGAATGCTACGTGTCGAAGAAGTCACATTCTCGTACTTAATACCCAACTTATCAAACGTTCCCCCGGCTTGTTCTAACAGCTCAATTCTGTTAGTTAGTATAAGGCAACGCTTTTGTTTTGTGCTTGCCTCCTTAACCATAAAGCTAAACATAACAGTTTTACCTGATCCTGTAGGGGCTTGAATAACTACATGATTGTAACCCTTAATAAATTCTAGGCGTGTATCATGTATTATTTTTTGTTGGTATGTGCGTAAATTGATCATGTTTGGTTAGTTTAAGATTTTGTTACAACCACCCTGTAATACTTATATTCTTAGTCTTGCAACGTTTTTCAGGTGTTTGTTACAGTGTTTCAACTAAAAAGTAACTTTTAAGACTTTCCTGGGAATTCCCTTAGTGCTTTCTCCTCCCCTATACTACTCCCTTATATTATATATTATATATATATTAATAATATAATTATAGTTGTAACAGTTGTAACAGGTAGTCGAAACTAAGACAGCACTAAGGATAAAAAAGTTACTACTAAAAAATAAAAGTTGTGACATGGTTGTATACGGTGTAACGTTTAAAAAGGTAATTTTTCCTGTGTGTTATTAACTTCCTGTAATCCTGTATAAATAGGTTGTTTTTCTACAATCCAAAAACCTCGGAATTGCTTTCCTAATATCCTAATTGTATCATATTCATAACCAATATCTTTTAAAGCAATACTCAATTTTTGCTGCGATAACTTTAAATTTGTTCGCTGTTCAATATAAATCCTTATCTCAGTGCTACTCATAAACTTACCGTTAATAGAATTTTTCGAACATTTGTCAAAATACATTAACGGCGTTTCCATTTCGGCCGCGACCTGATTAGCGTCAAAACATACTATATTAAGCCTTGTTATATCTGCCTTTGTAAGAAAAAACGCTTTAGGATTTTCCCGGAATTTCCAGTAAAGCTCAATAAACAGCTCTGTTTTATCGACCTCCGAAAACTTAGTTTCGTCTACATGATTTACCTGTATAGGGATTATACGCCTGTTCCCGGTTAAATCGTTAATAACTTGCTCTTCGTTTGTAGTTCCGCAAAGTACAGAAAGTCGTCGCATATCTTCGAAATAACGTCCGTACGGCTTTCGAATT